GATGCAGGTGTATTTTCTATGAAGATAACAACAAATAAGTTTTTTGAACTTAGTGTAGATTTTACAATTACTAAAATAGGAGTAGCAGGAGTTGCTGAGTTATTTACAAATGGTCAGTATAGTTATAATCATGATTCACAAGGTGAGTTATCAGGGAATAACTTTGCTTCAGTTACTACTACTATATTTGATACTACTGTCCTTAATGCTTTATCTATTACAGCTCAATGGGGAGCAGCAAGTGCTAGTAACAAAATTCGATCTCAAAACTTTGTGTTAATGAAAGTGTATTAAAATAATAAGGTTATTTTGTTTAACTTTGTAAAAAATAAAATCAAATGGGAAAAGCTAAAGGAATGGGTGATGTTATTGAAAAGATAACAACAGCAACAGGGATTAAAAAAGTAGTAGATACTGTTTCAAAAGCAACAGGAAAAGATTGTGGATGTGCTAAAAGAAAAGAAGCACTAAACAATCCTAACCTACTTGTAAATAAAATGTTTAACAATAAAAAATAAATTATGCCAAATTTAAAACTTCAGGTAGGTAGGTCATTAGCCGTTATACCTTCACCGAATACAAATATCCCAATGCCTAATGTTATTGTAACTAGTGTAACAACATCTAGTACTGCAAATAAACTTATAGATTCAGCAAGGAATTTTTCTTCAGTTGGAGTTAACCCATTAAATGTCCAAGTTGGTGACATTGTATACAACACTACAGGTTCAACAGCAGCAACGGTTACAAATGTAGACAGTGCTACGCAGTTGTCTTTAAACGCAAATATAATGGCATCAACAAATAATTACACATTATATTTAGGAACAAATACTGCCGGCTCAACTGAACCTTGTGTTTTATATATAGGCACAAGTGGAAATATAAAAGTAGTAACAGCAGGTGGTGACGAAGTCACGTTTGTTGGTGTGAGTGGATTTTTTCCTGTACAGGTCATTCGTGTTCTATCTGCAGGAACAACAGCTACAAACATTGTTGCTCTTTGGTAGATGATACAAATCGGTATAAATATAGCTGTAAAAGGAAGTAGTTCATTAATTACTGACATTGTTAATTCTTTTGAGGCAAGGGTATTAGCTGATGGAGGTGTGTTCGAGGCTAAGGCTTGTCTAATAACTCAATTAACAGCATTAAATAATATACAATGAGTTTATTAACAGACGCGAGTTTAATTGTAACGCCCAACGCCTATAAAGCAGGCACGTTATATTCTGTCATTCCAAACACAACGTTAGGCGATATGACTGTTGTAAGAGCAACAACAGCTACAAGGGTAAATAGTGCAGGACTTATAGAAAGTGTGGCTATCAATGTACCACGTTTAGACTATACAGGTGGTGGTTGTCCAAGTATATTAGTAGAACCTGAAAGGACTAATTTGGTTTTATATAGTGAAGAGTTTGATAATGCAAGTTGGTCTAAAAGTGGGACTACTATTTCTCCAAATACAACTACTTCTCCAAGTAATACAACAACTGCTGATAAAATTGTTGAAGTTACTGCTGCATCACTTCCAAGAGTTTCTCCAATTGGTACTGTTGTAACTTTAGTTCCACATACAATAACTACATTTGCTAAAGCTGCTGAAAGAACACAAATTAGAATTGTTGCTGATAGTTCCGCAGCTAAAAGTGCTTACTATGATTTAATTAATGGTACTGTTGTTAATGTTGGAGCAAGTGCAACCGCTTCAATTACATTATATAATAATGGTTGGTATAGATGTATTTTAACCTACACACCATCGGTAATAGGTAATGGTTTTTACATTGCTACTGCAGAAGCGGGTAACACTATTGCTTCAGGAGATAATACTAAAGGGGTCTTTCTATGGGGAGCTCAAATTGAAGCAGGCTCATATGCAACTTCATACATCCCAACAACAACAGCTGCAGTACCTCGTGATGCTGAATTAATCTCAAGAAATAATATTTATACTAATGGATTACTTTCTGCAAGTGGTGGCACTTGGTTTATGGAGTTGAACAAGAACCTTGCTTTAACAAGAGATGGTTCGATGACGGGTTTATTTTTAGATACAAGTACTGATAGTTTTACTAATGGGTTTAATATCAGAAATACGGGAGGAAATTCAAGATTAACTATAACAAAATGGCAAGGTACAATGGGTGGAGTTTTATATACAACCACAACAGATACTACCAAAATTGCTATCAAGTGGAACGGAACAACTGCAGATATTTTTGAGAATGGAACTAAAGTAGTTACAGCAACTTCGTTCACACCTACTGCAATGCAATTTTTAAAAGTAAATTCATTAGTTGGCATACCCTACAACATCAAACAAATGGCACTATGGGCAACTCCATTATCAGATGACCAATGTATTTTACTAACAGGACCTTCATTTAGCAGTTACCCTGAAATGGCAAGTGCTTTAATTTATACACTACAATAAAATGGCAGATACAAGTTTAATAATAGGAAATGGAAATTGGGCTGTAAAAGAAACTAGCCTTTTAGGATACAACATTATACAAAGTAAGTATGTTCCAATTGAAATGACTGTTTCAAGGGCAACTACTGCTACAAGGGTAAATAGTGCGGGATTGATTGAATTAGTGCCAAGAAATTTATTGCCTTATTCAAATGATTTAACTAACGGAATTTGGACAAAAACAAATACAACTATTGCTTTAAATACTATTGCAAATCCTTTGAATGGATTGGTTAATGGGCAAACATTTACGCCAAACACAACAAATGGAGACCACTTCGTATTTGGAAGTGGCACAACAATCGCGGGACAGTCTTATGTAATATCTTTTTTTGTAAAGGAAAACGGATACACAAATTGTCGTGTTGGAAATGCTGCAACAGGCGCAGGAGTTTGGTTTAATTTGTCAAATGGAACAATCATAAGTGGAACAGGTGGAACAATAACTGCCTTATCAAATGGTTGGTATTTGGCTTCGTATTTATTAACAGCTAGTGGAACATCAGTGAATCCGTTAATTTCTTTTGCTCCATCAACAAGCACAAATTTTGCAGGTAATGGTATAAGTGGTGGTTATGTTTTTGGCGCTCAACTAGAACAAGGCACAACAGCAACAGAATACTTCCCAACAACTGATAGGTTTAACATACCAAGAGTTGATTACTCAACGGGTACTGCTTCTTTATTAGTAGAACCTGCAAGAACTAATTGGGTTTTAAGAAGTGAAGAGTTTGGAAATTGGTCTACTTATAATGCTATTGTTTCAAGCAATCATTCACCTTCGCCCAATGGAACGCAAACCGCAGACCTTGTATATCCATCACTTACGGGGGATGTATCGGGGCAAGTATATAGAAATATTACAACAGGTGTTAATTTAAATGATATTGTCACCGTTTCAGCATTTGTAAAATCTTCAAACAAAAATTTTGCTTATATAGCGCCAATTCAAACTACAAGTTTTAATCCCGCCGCTTGGTTTAATTTAACAACGGGAGCAATAACAAATATAATTCCCGGTGCAACGGCATCAATAACTGCGTTTCCAAACGGGTGGTGGCGAATTTCAGTTACAACAACCGCAACTGCGGGTTCATATAATGCAATAATTGGCTCTACTGATATAGCGGGCAACAATACAAATACGGCTTCGGGTACTAATGGAATTTTAGTTTGGGGAGCACAAGTTGAAGTAGGCTCAAACGCAACATCCTACATACCTACAACAACAGGTACAGTATCTCGTGCTGCTGATGTGATTAGTAAGACAGGAATAAGTAGTTTGATAGGTCAAACTGAAGGGACTATATTTGTAGAAGCTAATTTAACTGCAAATACATCTGATAGAAGAATTATAACAATAGGAACAGAATTTCAAAGAATAATGTTTTGGACTTCGGGAACTATTTTATATGTTAATTTTAATGCAGTAGGCGTTAATTTAGGAAACTTTCCAATAGGCACAGCAAAAATAGCATTAGGTTATACAATAGGAGCAAGCTCAACAACATATAGTATTAAATTAAATAATAACACTTTAATAACAGGTACTGCTAATGCTGCTCCAAGTTCATTAAGTGCTATTTATTTAGGTAGCACTGTGAGTGGAACTTTGATTTTAAATGACCGAATTGAATCAGCTACTTTATTTCTTACAAGATTAACAGACCCACAACTTGCAAACTTAACTGCTATATAATATGAACATTTATAAATTACGATTTGCAACTAAAGCAGCTGCTGAGAAAGACCTTAAAGAAAAGGGACTTCTTGAATATTTAGAAGGAGTTCATGCAGTAGTAGAAATTGGTAAGATTATCACTACTGATGGTACTTATGACGAACAAGGCAATGAATTAACCGCTCCTGTCTATGCTGATGGCTACCATTACGATATTATGTGTGAGCAAGACATTGACTTTGGAAGTAACTCAATAGAAGTTAAGAACCCAAAACACGGATTTTTAGGACATAATTAATATGAAAACAAATATTTTAGCAGGTTTATATTTCTTTTTTGGCTATATAACTTCGTTTTTTATGATGTCTCAAGCACAAGAATACTACATTGTTTTTGGTGGGGTGACATTATTTTTTTACTTAACCTTTAGCTTAACAGAAGCTATTGAAGAACTACACTTATGAAAACACAACTATCTTTATTAATACTATCTATACAACAAGAACTATTGACACTTATCTCTATATGCCTTGCATTCTTTATACCAATAAGTGGTATTTTAATAATGATAGGAGTACTAATATGTATTGATACTTTTACAGGGATATGGAAAGCAAATAAATTAGAAGAGAAAATAACTAGTAGAAAGCTCTCATCCATTATAAGTAAGTTGGCACTGTATGAGATTACAGTTATTATGTTTTTTTTAATAGACCAATTCATACTAAATGATATCATCCTTACGTTTTTTAGTGTACCATTCATGCTCACAAAAGTAGTGGCATTAGTATTATCTAGTATTGAGGTGATGTCTATTAATGAAAACTACAAGGTAGTAAAAGGAATAGACCTATGGCAGTCAATGAAGTTATTATTTGCTAGAGCAAAGGACATCAAAGACGATATAAATAAAATTAAATGACAACACAACAAGTAACAAAAAAATACGGTACAGCTAACGTAACAGGAGCAGGTTACTTGGTTAAGATTAAGCTTCCATATCCAATGCGTATAGCTTGGGATTTAGACAGCTCGGTAAATTCTATGATGTGCCATAAACTAGTGGCTGATAATTTTACAGCTGTATTCAATGAACTTCTAGCTACCTATGGCTATGATAAGATTAAGGAGTTAGGGATTGATTTATTTGGTGGATGTTTTAACTACAGGAAGATGAGAGGTGGAAACGCTTTGTCTATGCATTCATACGGTTTGGCAATTGACTTAGACCCTGCAAGAAATCTACTTAAAGAATCATCAAAGACTGCAAGATTTGCAAGACCTGAATACAAAGCAATGATAGATATTTTCTACAAGCATGGGTTTATATCTTTAGGTAGAGAGAAGAATTTTGATTGGATGCACTTTCAGATAAGTGATTGATTATTAATAAGTTATGTATATTTTAATTAATATCCTAAAAGCATTTTGAAATAAGGTTTTTTATTTGTATATTTGCTTATGGAAAAATTTACACAAACAGATTACTTACCTATTGGTTATTTAATCAGCGATTTAGGAAACGTTAAAAGTCCTAATGATATAATTTTAAAACAAGCAATATCAAATAGTGGTTATTTGTTTTTAAATATTAAAAATAAAGGACATTTTATACATAGAGCGATGTGTTTTGCGTTTATTAATTTGGTAGAAAATAAAAATTTTGTTAATCATATTAATGGAATTAAAACAGATAACAGAATTGAAAATTTAGAATGGTGTACAAAGAGCGAAAATACAAAACACGCATACGCTTTAGGTTTAAAAAAAATACCTTTTAATACATTGGGTAAATTTGGTGCTGATCACAATAGAAGTAAAAAAGTTATTCGATTAGATACAAAAGAAGAATTTGGCTCTATGAGTGAGGCTAGTAGAAAATTAGGTATTTCTATTTCGTCTGTATCTTGGTCAATTAAACATAAAAAACCTATATTTGGGATGCATTTTGAAATAAAAGAGTAATGGCAAAAATAAAATTAGAGACAACAAAAAAGGTTAAGCCTAAAGTTAAGCGTGCAAATGTACACGCAAAAAGTAAGACTTCTAGCTTGAAGTCAAGTAAGAATTACAAGAAACTTTATTCAAGACAAGGAAAATGAGAAATGATTTAGCAGGAACAAAGACAGGAAAGTCAAAGACAGCGAAGTATTATCAAGAGCATCCTGAAGCGAGAAAAAAGAAGGTGAAGTATGACATGAAGTATCATGACACTGAAGAGCGTAGGAAATACCGAAGAGATTTAGAGCGTACTAATAGAAAAAATGGTACAAGTGGCAACCACGATGGTATCGACAATGCGCATGTTTCTAAAAACAAAACAGTACCTCAATCGCAATCTAAAAACAGAAGTGATAAAAAAAGCAACTTTTTTAAAAAATAAAATATGTTTAGAATATTATTATTATTATTTGTGTTGTACGGTTGCTCTGCGCAATATCATTTAAACAAAGCCATAAAGAAAGGTTATACTTGTGAGCAAACAGGAGACACCATAACAATAACAACATTAGATTCTATACCTGTTATTGTAAATGACACTATAGTATGGGAGAAGTTTATAACTACTAAAGATACCATTATTAAGTACAATACTATCTATGTCCCTAAGACTAGACTAGAGAAAAAAATAGAGTACAAGTTAAAGGTCAAGACTATCTACAAAGATAGGATAGTTGAGAAGTCTCAAGCTAAGGCAGAAGGTAAAAAAAATCAACCAAAAAAGAATTTATTTTGGTTTGGAGTTTTAGTAGGAGTATTAATTTCATTGCTTTGGAAAATATTTGTTAAAAAAGCACTACATTTGTAACTAACTTAAATTAAATAAAATGAAAAAAGTAGAACACAATGATATCCAAGATATTATTTTTGCAACAGAAGAGGAATTAAAAAACATTAAAGAAATGAACACTGATTTTTCTAAGGCAAAAATGAATCTCGGTGATTTAGAATTACAGAAGCAAAGCTTAATAAAATACATAGACAGTATTAAGGATGTGTTTTCAAAGCACGAAAAGATACTAATGGAGAAATATGGCGAAGATGCTGTAATAAACATTGAGACAGGAGAAATAACAAAAAAACAATAAAGCAAAATGGGAAAAATAAGTACATATACAGTTTTATCAACGCCTACATTAAACGACAAGTTAATTGGTACTGATACAACCACAAATGATGAAACAAAAAATTTCTTAGTTAGTGATTTATTGGCTTTAGGTGTTGGCGGTACAGGAGCAACAGGCCCACAAGGTCCTCAAGGAATAGCAGGAGTAACAGGGGCTCAAGGAGTTCAAGGAGTAACAGGTATTCAAGGAGCAGTTGGACCAATCGGTCCTGCGGGATTGACTTGGAAAGGAACTTATAGTCCAACAGGTATATATGTCCTCAATGATGCAGTTGGATATTTAGGTGCTTCTTATTATAATATTTTAGCATGTTCTTCATGTACAGGCAATCCATCTTCAAACACTGCAAATTGGGCATTGTTGGCAAACATTGGAGCAACAGGACCTACAGGACCTACAGGCCCACAAGGCATTCAAGGACTAACAGGCCCACAAGGTCCTCAAGGAGTAACAGGTGCAACAGGAGCAACAGGAGCGGCAGGAACAAACGGAACTAACGGAACAAGTGGAAACATTGGTAAACTACTTGGAGGAGGAATAGTTGTAGCCGAATGGAGTGAAAGTGGAGTTCAAAAAGCACTTGTAGCAAGTTTAACTAATTTAGGTTCATCTGTATGGTCATTGTCTCCAAATACTTCAATAGGTGTTACTGCTCGAAGTTATTCGAATGGTTCAACAAATACTAATGCTATTATATTACAAACAGGAGTTCCTGCTGCTAATACATATGCCGCAGGTATAGCTAGGTTACATATTGATGGTGGTTATAATGATTGGTATTTACCTGCAGTTTGGGAGTTAAATATGTGCTACAATGCAGCAGCAATAGTAAATAAGGTTTTAGGAGATGTTAGTGGATTTGATTCTAGCTTTAACTATTGGAGTTCTACGGAGTTCAGTAATAGCGATGCGTTTAGAAAGAGTTTTACCGATGGTGGACTGTATAACAGTGCTAAGAGCGTCCCCTTCAATGTGCGTGCTGTTCGTATTCATAATATTTAGGACATGGAAATAAGAAAAATTTCTGTTGGACCTGACTATAAAGGGGGTGCAATGCATTACATCGTAGGACAAAAAGTTTTAGGCGACACTTATGAAATACATCTAATTAAACTTGAAGACTTTACTCAATCTATAAAAATATTCATCATAAACGAATTAAATGAAATTCTTTTATGGAAAGAATTTACACAAACTATTCCAATCTCTATTGAATACAATATATTTTATTAATGAAATCCCCATTTTATTTTATTGTTGAATCTTTAATAAATAAGAGGTACAACAATACAAA